GCTAAAAAGACTTAATGAAAAAAAAGCAAAAGTCGCAGACCTCGAAAAAGAAAATGAGCGGTTGAAGGAGGCCATCGGTTATTTGGTAAAAGTTCCAACACAAAGTTATGAGAAAGAGCTTGCTAGAAAACTAACAGACCTCGAGCGAAAGCTCGTTGTGGCTAAGGCTGCGCTTGTAGCAGCTAGAGATTCTCGTTACTCTCTTGAACCAAGCGGCGGTCATAGCCAGATAGATATTTTAATTTTTGAAGCACTGAAAGAAATTGAGGGGGAGAAATGAGCATTAAAGCAAAAAAAATAGAGCATGTTTTTAAATTTCTCGAAAGCATGGGTCACTATCAGATCGCCAATCAAATCCGCGCGGGTCATGAGTTTTACGAATCGCGCATTGAATTTGACAGGCGATTGGAAAAAATGGTGATCGAAAACGGTCGATTGAAAGCAGAGCTTGAAAACCTGCAACTTCAAATCGGCGCCATGAGGGCGGAAAGGACTTCGCGTGGATCAATCGTTGCGCTTGTTAGAGGTAACTAAGGCCGTCATGCGCGAAACGCATCACCTTGACGACGAGGCGGCGACATATCACGAGTTCCGCCATTCTGTTGAGGTTAGAAAAAAGCTGTACGAATTGATTTCAAGAATCCCGTTGTGCGAGCTGGTAAAGCTGGCCGAGGAGGTTCCGCAGCGGTATAAAGTACCGATTCATATGGAAATGTTTCGATACGCCAGCATTTTCGAGCGCGGGTTCAAGTGCCATCACGAATGGCGCAAATTCAAAGACAGCAGCACTGAGGCGTGCGTTTGGTGTTTCAACGAACGGGACGGTTATGGAGAATAAAATGCGGATGATGATTGAGAACGCGGACTTCGCGAACATCGGGCGCGGAATGTCGGTTCGAAATAAAGTCGCGTTGGCAATTCTTCAGGGTATGCTTCAGACGCGCATTGTGTTGGGCGACGCGGATTTTCAATTGGCGTTTAAGTGGGCGGACAAATTTTTAGCAGAATCAACAAGGGAGGTATTAGATGGAAAATGAAATTCAAACAATTGAGGAAAAACCGGAGGCTGTGGTTCCAGCGAGAAAAACCCAGCCCCCACATGTCGAGGTGAACGACTTTTAAAAGATGATCGAAAAAATGAACACAATCAACGAATTAGATAAAAAATTACTTAGCAAAGCATTACTGATTTATAAAAACGCACAAAAAACAAAATCAGGGTGTTTGGAAGCTAGTGGATGGCACAACGGGTCTGGATATAGAAAAGTTCAGTGTTTGAGAAAAAGAGCTTATGTGCATCGTTTAATTTGCGAGCATTTCAATAAAATCAGCGTGAAAAATAAAGTAGTTATGCACACATGCGACAATCCAAAGTGTGTGAATCCAGATCATTTGAAAGTCGGGACTCAGCTGGAAAACGTCAGAGATATGATTTCAAAAAACAGAAACTATAAAAAAGAGGTGAATTTATGCAAGAAGGGCCATCAGTTATCGATACAAAATTACAAAGCGAGACCATCGGGAACCAAGAAATATTGTCGGATTTGCGTCAATCAGCAGAGAGCGGAAAAGAGGAGACTAAAAAATCCAAACCTTCATCAATACAAACCAAAGAATACACAAAAGTTGACGAATCAGGAAAATTAAAACCTGAAAATTCAATGCAAATGTTCGCGTTCGCCGAGGCTATTTTAAAAGCAGGATTTGCGCCAAAAGGATATGATAGTGCTGCAAAAATCGTAGTCGGTATGCAATTCGCCAAAGAACTTGGATTAGAGGCTGTAAGTGGATTGAGAAATATCGCAGTTATCAACGGAGTTCCTTCAATATTTGGCGAGCTTCCATTGAAGCTGGCGTATCAAACCCGTGAAATAAAATTCATCGACGAATACGTTATCGACGCGGAGTATAACAAAATATGTTTAGCGAATAAAAATCTTAGCGCTAAACCGTGGGCTGGAGTTTGTGTTTTACAAAGAAACGAACTTCCAAAGGTTGAGGCAACTTTTACCATGGACGAAGCAGAACGGGCTGGATTGCTCGATAAGCGCGGGCCTTGGAATACCTATCCTAAAATCATGCTCATGCGTAGGGCGCGAAGCCAAGCGCTAAAAACCGCATTCCCAGACGCAATTGGCGGAGCGCCGATAGCTGAATACGATTTCAATTATATACCAACGTCAGATGAACCACGGGACGTCACCCGTCAAGGGGTCGAGATTACGTCCGGAGCGGATAAATTGAATCAACTTTTGGATTCACCCGCCGATAAAGGGAACGCCTAAAGTCACTTTCCCTAGCATCGTGGTTCCAACTGAAGGCAGACCCCGCGTTTCGACGTTACTCTCGGCGCGGGGTTTTTTATTTCTGCAGCTCATTTCCTAGACTCAATGCATCAAATGAATTGCCTTTATCCTATCAATTGTGGTCAGTTCTTATTGAGGTAGCGATGCTTGAAAATCAAATTGATCTGACAAAATTCAAATGTGCGTACAAAAAAATAGTCCCAATTTTTGAACTGGTGCCAAATCCACGAAATCCGAATGATCATCCTGAAGTTCAAATCGATTTTCTGGCCAAGGTGATCGCCTACCAGGGACAGCGTTCACCCATCGTCGTCTCAAATAGATCAGGCTTCATCACTAAGGGTCATGGTCGATTGATGGCCCTCCAGAAGCTGAAATGGACCCATGCGGCTGTCGATTTTCAGGACTACGAATCCGAGGCTCAAGAATTTGCTGACGTGATTGCTGACAATAAAATTGCAGAGCTTGCAGAAATGGATGACAACAAGATCAATGAAATTGCCTTCGAATTTAAGGACGAAATCATTGATTTTGACGTATTAGGTATTCCAGATTTCAAAGTCGAGCCGCTTGAAGTCGAAATGCCTTCGCTAGCAACTTCAGACCCTGGAATTCAGACAGTCACTTTCGTCTTATCCAATGAGCAAAAGGACATACTCGACGAGGCAATAGCAAAATCAAAGAAAAACGAGCACTGCGAAGACGAATTGAACAAAAATTCCAACGGAAATGCGCTCGCAGCAATTCTGAAACGGTATCTATATGGTTAAAAACATTCTTATCAAATCAATCGATGGTGCATCGGCCAGAAAAATTGTCGAAAGATTCCATTATTCTGGAAAGTCGACTCAAAACTCACAAATTCATTTTGGAGTTTTCTGGGAAGGAACTTTACAGGGCGTCTTGCAGTTCGGACCGTCGATAGACAAACGGCGGATGGGTGAAAATCTTGGGATAGACATGAATCATTTTCTTGAGTTGAATCGAATGGCGTTTTCTGATGTGCTTCCAAAAAACTCCGAGAGTCGCGCAATTTCTGTTTGTTTAAGAATATTGAAGAAAACATATCCACATTTAAGATGTATTATTTCATTTGCGGACGCCTGCCAGTGCGGTGATGGAACTATTTACCGCGCAAGTGGTTTTAAACTGCACTCATTCAAGAAAAATAACTCGCTTCTTGATGCTGGAAACGGTGAAGTGGCATTCAATCACGGGACAAAAAAACGAAAAGTGGTGGCTAAAAAATCCCTAGATCACAAACTGACCCCAAATGGACAAAACTTATCGACAGTCCTGAAATTGAAGCCAATTGAAGGGTTTCAGATGAAGTATATTTACTTCTTCGACAAATCTCTGGAGGCAAGATTCAAATTCATTGACAAAATTCCAGATGAAGTGAGGATGTATAAAGGCCAAAAAATACGCGCATCTAGTGTTGAATCTGGCACGACCTCTTTCCAAGAGGTAGGGGGCGGTGAAAGTCCGACCGATGCGCTCCAATTAGGGCAGGGTTAAAATGCCAGCTTTTGCCACAAAAACAGACAAAATAGAAATCGAAAAACTCAAGGCATTCATGCGGATGAAGCCTACGCTTGAAGATACGGCTGCTTGGTTTCAAGTCGCGCCGCGGACGATTGAGAGGTTTATTCGAGACAATTTTGATCTCACGTTTGTCGAGTTTAGGGCACAAAACATGGTTCACACTCGGCACGCGCTCATCAGAACGGCCCTTAGGAAAGCAATTGAAAAAGAAGATAACACCATGTTGATTTTCTGCCTGAAAAATATGTGCGGTTGGGCTGATAAGTTCGAACACGTTTCAGACATCAAGGCGAAGGTTTCAAATAAAAATCCGTTGGCGGAAATTATCAACGACGAATCTCTTTTAGAGGCAGCGCGAACCATCGCCCAAAAGATGGTGGACGATGAAGCCGAATGATTTTGATGGATTAGCCGATCTTTGGCGCGCGTTTCCTGATACTTACGCGCAAAAATGCAGCGGAAAAAAGTGGAAACCATACAGGCATTTGATGGTTCCATTGAAAATGATAACGTCAAAAATAGTGACTGGTGGTGGGCGGTTTATTCTTTCGATGCCACCAAGGCACGGCAAAACAGAAACATTTTCGAAATGGCTCCCGGCCTGGTACTTGGATAATTTTGGCGAAAAGAATGTCATTCTGACATCGTATGGAGCCGAGCTCGCGACTGGATTTGGTCGATGGGTTCGAAACCATTTTGATGCAAATGAATTTGCTGGCAGGAAGCTCACATCAGACAATAAGGCTGCCAATAGGTTCATGCTTTCAAATGGCTCATCTATGGCCACTGCAGGTATTGGAGGGTCCATCACTGGAAAGGGCGGTCACTTGCTTATCTGCGACGACCCAATTAAAAACTGGGAAGAGGCCAGCTCTGAAACATACAGAGAAAAAGTAAAGGATTGGTTTAACTCAACATTTTATACACGACAGGAGCCTGGAGCGACTATCATAGTGATCATGACCCGGTGGCATCACGATGATTTAGCCGGGTACCTAATGAATGATCACGGCGATGACTGGACTATGATTTCACTGCCAGCTATTTCAGAGGAGAATGATCTCCTGGGGCGATTGGAAAATGAGGCCCTATGTCCAGAACGCTATTCTCTAGATTCTTTGATAAACATCAGAAACGGATTACCAGACCAGTATTGGCAGGCGCTTTATCAACAAAAACCAACAAAGGACGGCGGAGAAATTTTCAAGCGCGAGTGGTGGAATTACTACGATCAGGCTCCATCTTGGATTCAGTGGAAGGTGCAGTTCTGGGACACGGCGCAAAAGCCAGGACTCACGAATGACTATTCTGTGTGCGCGACTTGGGGCAAGGCCGCCGACGGGTTTTACTTACTCGACTTGTTCCGCGCCAAGATGGAAGCACCAGACCTAGAAAACGCCATTCAACAGCAATACAACAAGTGGAGACCGAACGAGGTTCAAATCGAGGATAAGTCTTCAGGCTCATCAATGATTCAGTACGCACGCCGGAAAACGACAATTCCCATTAAGGCCTACGACCCGCGCGCCAAGGACAAAACATTGCGCGCCATTGAGGCAACTCCGTTTGTGCGGTCTGGAAAATGCTTTTTGCCTCGACAAGCGTCGTGGTTATCTGATTTCATCCGAGAGCATGAGCAATTCCCAGCGACCGCGCACGACGACCAAGTTGACACGACTTCCCAGATGGCAGACTATTTCAATAACTTCAATCAATACCAACCAAGGATCACAATTCTATGACGTTCTTTGATCGAATGAGGTTTCTGTTCGGCTCCAAAGCGAGCCAAGCCCGCATGGCGATGTCAGTTCAAAAGCTCGGGCAGCCTGTTACAACCGAAGCCAACTACGCAGGGTTTTCAAAAGAAGGCTATCAAAAGAACGTGGTCGTTTATCGATGCGTGAAATTGTTATCCACGGCGGCGGCGGGTATTCGTTGGGAAGTTTATCAACGCGGGCAAGAAGTGACGAACGGTCCGGTTTGGAATCTGTTACAATCACCGAATCCGCTTCAAGGCTGGTCGGCGTATTTTGAAAGCGTCGTCGCGTACTATTTAATTGCAGGAAATACATACATCGAAGGCGCGGGCCCAACTCCAAACGCTCCTCCCTCAGAGTTGTGGTCTGTGCGCCCCGACCTCATGCGCGTGGTTCCGAACGCGGTGGGCACAGTCTCTCAGTACATGTTCAAAGACGGACAGAACGAACGCTTTTGGGCGGCAGACCCGATCACAGGCAAAAGCCGAATCAAACACATTAAAACATTTCACCCGTTGAGTATCTGGTACGGCATGAGCCCGATTGAGGCCATTATTTTAAACGTAGACCAGCTCAACAGCTCAAACAGATGGAATTTGTCCTTGCTTCAGAACATGGCTCAACCTTCTGGAGTTCTCAAGGTCGCATCGAGTGACTCAAATCCTGGCGGAATGCTGACGTCAGAACAGCGCACGTTTTTACAGCGTCAACTTGAAGAACGATACGCCGGACCGAAAAACGTCGCGCGCCCAATGCTGCTCGAAGGTGGCATGAGCTGGGAACAAATCGCCTTGAACCCGAAAGAAATGGAATGGCTTGAAGGCAAAAAGGTTACGTCGACCGATATTTGCAACGCGTTCGGAGTTCCGTCTCAGTTGTTGGGATTCGGTCAATCTACTTATCAAAACTACAAAGAGGCCAAAGACGCTATGTACGTGGACACGATCATGCCGATGATGGACATGTTTGAGTTCGAGCTCACGCGCTATTTGCGTCAGTGGTTCGGTGATACTATCGAAGTAAAATACGACCGCGACGACATCGAGGCACTCACGGACAAGCGCCAAGCCAAGTACGTCACGATCAACGCTCTCAACTTCATCACGCAAAACGAAAAGCGTGAACTCGCTGGATATGAACCAGTTGAGGGGTGGGACGTTTTCATGATCGGAAATCAATTGCTTGACACTCCTGAAGAAAGTTCGTCTGATTTGGAAACGGATCAGACAAACAGCGATTCGGAGGAAGGAGACCAAGATGAAGAAACCAGCCAAGAAGACAACGAAGAAGACTCCGAAGAAGAAGTAATCGGGGACGATGAGGAGGTAAAGGAGTGGAAAAACTTCAACCTCCTCAATCAACGCGAAAAGCGTCAATCATGGCGTCGAATGAACGCCCAACGCAAACGACTCGAAAGACCCTTTCAACGCTCACTAGAGCAAGATTTCGAAGAACTGGGGCGCGCTCTTGAAAAAGCCCTCAAAGATAAAGAACCCAGAACAGCCGAATATGCCCTACAAAAAGCCATCGACGCGGGCATGGTCGATATATCAAAAACAATCCAACGCTACATCAAGTTCTCAGTTGAGGATTTCGGTCGGCGAGTATTTCAGGAAGCTAAATCTCTCGGACTTAGAATTGAAACTAAAGCTAGCGAGCGTACTTGGGAACAATGGGCAGACCGCTACATTAAGACAAGAACCGGAAACGCCATCACAGACATTGAAGGCACCACCAGAAAACAAGTTCGAAAAGTAGTTCAAAGACTCACGGCGGAGGCAATCCGCGACGAACGCGCCGATGGAACGGAAGAACCGGTCGATTTTGCGGGCGAATTGCGTGACGCTTTTGACTCATTGTCGAAGTCTCGCGCCATGATGATTGCGCGCACGGAAGTATCAATGGCATCAAACAACGCCACGGTCGAGGCTGCCAAGGCTCTTGAAATCCCAGGCTTGAAGAAGGAGTGGGTTTCCGTTCAAGATGATCGCACGCGCGACGGCGGAAAAACCGGAAACGACGCAAATCATTTGGATATGAACGGCGTACAAGTCGACCTCGATCAGAAGTTCACAGTTCCACCGGACGCGGATATGGACGGCCCAGGCGACCCAGCTGGTGGAGCGGAGCAAGTGATCAACTGTCGATGCACGCTCGCATTCACGGCTTCGAGGTAACGCTTGCAAATAGCAGGACCACGCAACAAACAAGGACCCGCAGGGCCGCAAGGACCTGAAGGACCACAGGGCCCGCAAGGGGAAATCGGACCCGCACCAGAGCATGAATGGCGCGGCACGGAGCTTCGTTTTCAAAACCCTGACGGCTCATGGGGACCATGGGTTGACTTGCAAGGTGAAGACGGCAAGGACGGCAAGCCAGGACCGAAGGGACCGCGCGGACCGCAAGGAATTCCGGGAGACCCAGGAAGTGGCAGCGGCGGCGGAGGAGCTGGATTTTCTGTTTGGTGGGTAAAGCCAGGCGAAGAGTTGAACATTTCGGAAGTGAATGAAATGCTTTTAAAAACCCCGTTGAGAAATCAGGGGGTAGTGAATAACAAAGGCATTATTCGATTCATCGAAGACGATACGCAACAGATGCCGTTTTGGAAGCAAATACCTTTGGACAAAACAGTCGTCGTTCAAGAGAATCGAGTCATGTTCGTGAAGGGCGTATTTATGAACCGTGGGATATTGAGAAATCAAGGAACGGTGGAAGGAATTTAGTATGGGAATTTATGGATACGAGTTCAAAAATAGAGCTGATGTACCAACGCCAGCAGCCGGAGAGGCGTTTGAGTTCATCGACTTGGCAAACGATAAAAAAACAAGAAAACTTTCCGACGGTTCTTTTGTCATTATTGAGGGCGGCGTAGGGTCATTCGCTCCATTAAGTCACGTCGGCTCTACTGGCGTCACGGAACATGGAGTGGCAACGGATTTAGTTGCTGGATTCATGAGCCAAGCGGACAAGTCGAAGCTCGACGGAATTGCGGCTGGCGCAACGGTAAACGATTCAAACGCATCGCTTAGAGACCGATCAACGCACACAGGGACTCAAAACTCAGGCACGATTTCAGACTTCAATTCAGCGGCGGACACCAGGGTTTCATTAAGAGTTCTCGCGCACGAGGCGGCAGCTGACCCACACCCACAATATACAACTTTTTCCGAGGCTGCGGCAGTGGCTCCGGTTCAATCCGTGGCGGGCAAAACCGGCGCTGTGTCTTTAAATAGCGCAGACGTCGGGCTCGGCTCGGTTGACAATACTTCAGATCTATCAAAACCAATTTCGACTGCGACTCAAGCGGCGCTCAACAATAAAGCCGACTTGGTAGCTGGAAAAGTTCCCATCGGTCAAATTCCTGACGCTGTTCTCGGACAGGTTTCATTTCAAGGGCTATGGGACGCCAGCACAAACAGCCCGACACTGGCGACCGGACTCGGCGCTAAAGGTGACTATTACGTTGTGAGCGTCGCTGGTTCTACGAATCTTGATGGCGTAACGTCTTGGCAGGTCGGTGACTGGGCGATTTTCGACGGTACAGCCTGGGGCAAGGTCGACAATACGGACGCGGTTTCAAGCGTTGCTGGTAAAACTGGCGCGGTTACTTTAGACACTGACGACGTGACGGAAGCTGGCAATTTGTATCACACGACTTCACGCGCGCGCACGGCTGCGGTTGTGAACACATTGGCGGGAAGTCAAACAGACCAAGCTCCAAGCGTTCAGGTCACAAAAACTGCAATCGACGCAAAAGTAACGGACCCAATGACGACGGCTGGGGATATGATCATCCGTGATCTTGCAAACCAAACGGCGCGACTTCCGCTTGGAACTGATAAGTACATTTTGCAATCGAACGGCGGAGTTCCTGTTTGGGCTGAAGAAAACTTACAGCAAGATTTTGGCGGCGGCTCGGATGGTGACGTCACACTCACGGGTGTTTTGAATTTGACCGGACCACAATATTACAACGAACTGACAATGGGACCTAGTGGAGCGATTAATTTGAATGGATTTCCCCTCTATGCGAAGAAAATAATCTTAACTAACGCAGACGCAAACTCTATCAGGTTTAACGGCACAAATGGCTCCAATGCTTCAACTCAAACTGGAGCAGGTGGAGCTACAGGACAAGTCACAAACATGCTCGGCGGATCGGGAGCTGGAGGTTCCGGAGCTACTGGAGTGGTTGGTGCCGGTGTTTCGGCAAGTGCTCCAACGAACGTGTCACCTTCCAACGGAGGAAACGGTGGAGCTGGAGGCGCTGGCGGTTCTGGAAATGCTGGGGCAAATGCTGGTGGCGCTTCTCGCGCGGGCGCGACGGCTTCGAACCTTGTTGAGTTTGATCGAATAGAGACAGCGTTCCTCAGAGGTGCAACAATCATCACTGGAGGCGCTGGCGGTGCCGGTGGTTCTTCGGGTGGCGGAGACGGTGCAGTCGCTGGTCGCGGAGGCGGCGGAGGCGGCGCGGGCGGCGGCATGTGCGCAATTTATTGCCAAGAATTTGTCACTGGTCCGTCAACTCCTGCAGCAGTTTTCTCTTCTGGTGGTGGTAACGGAGGAAACGGAGCCAACGGAGCTGCTGGAAACGTAGGCGGCGGCGGTGGAGGTGGAGGAGGCGCAGGTGGATACATCTACATCGCTTACTTAAGACGCACTGGACCTGTCGTTGCTGGACTTGCTAATGCTTCTGGAGGCAATGGAGGCAATGGTGGAAACGGAATTGGAACTGGAGTTGGTGGAACTGGAGGATCAGGTGCTAACGGTGGACGCATCAGACTTTACAACGCATTGACGGCAACCTCGATCGCAGTTATCGGAACGGCTGGGTCTGCTGGAACGGCTGGCGTTGGAACAGTTGGCGGAGTTGGCGGAGCTGGCGGAGTTTGTCAGGCTACTTTTTAAGGAGTGAACAATGACTAGAAATATTTTGGACTTTCAGGGAAACATTGTGGGAACGATTGAATTCCCAGCCGGAACACCGGAGGCGGTTATCAATGCGAAGCTTGCAGAAATGGCGCGCAATCCTTCAGACGCATTGCCGGACATCACTCCACGTCAGGTCAGACAAGCTCTGATTTTGAGCGGGATTTCAATTCAACAAATCGAGAATGCGATTGCACAACTGCCGGAGCCAAACAAATCGCTGGCGCAAGTCGAGTGGGAATACAGCATCGCTTTTAAAAGAATAAACCCTTTGGTCGCTCAGATTGGTCAAATCGTAGGCAAAACCCCTGCGGAAATCGATGCAATTTGGCGTTTAGGGATGACGCTATAATGGAATTTGTGGTTTTTGAATGCACATCACGCAAGAAATTCAATCCGCTCGCACGGTTGATCATGTATATGCAGAAAATCCCTTTCAGTCACATGGCAATCATGGCCATAACGGACAACGGAATGGTCGTATATGACGCGGTTTACCCGCGCGCGCGCAAGATCGCATACGGGGATTGGCTCAAGGATTATGCAGTCATTGACAGCTACACCATGAAACGTCCTGAAGTGATGCCTTACTTGGCGCTGGAATTTCTTGAAAAGCTGATCGCCAAGAACGAAAACTACTCAATCGCGCAACTGATCTTGATTCAGGCGCAGAATACGTTCGTTCAATTGAAAAGAATTTTATCGAGAGTCATTCTCAATCACGAAAAGGGAGCTGTTTGCTCGGAAATCATCGCGCGTTTCGTTGCGTACGCATACGGAGTGAAGCTCGATGAGCAATTTGACACTGTGGACTTGGTTGAGGCGTCACGCGTGGCCCGTCAATATTCTGTCGGTGAGTTCGATGGGGAATACAAGTGACAAAAACAACCGTCGGAGAACGCATCACATTGGCTTTGAAGCTCTGGGACTCGAACCCAGCCGCTAAAGTGCGCGCCGATTTGTACGACACCCAAGGGAAGCTGTACAAGCAAACGTATTTATTCCATGCTGGCGACGGGTTGTATCTGAACACGGAAGAAGAACAGCCGGATTTTGCCTTGATTGCTACCTATAAAATCACGAACTCCGAAGACTATGCGGATGTGGCGGAGCAATTTTGGCCCATGGCAAAGGTCCAGCCCCCGTCTAAATTCATCACTGGCATGGTAAAGTCCAAGAAGACTCAATCCGAATACATCACGGGAGTGATCAAATGAAGTTGAGAATAATTAATGAATTCGGGAACCCGTTCAACCTGCAAGCCGTTGACTCTATCAAAGTCCAATTCCAATACGAAAATGGTCACACGCTCGAAAAAAACTCATATCGTATTATTGACGAGACTGAAGGTAAAATCGAACTTGACCTCGAAGACTTTGAAATTCAAGGTTTAAAGGTGGGCGAAAAGCAAAACTTCATGGCTGAAGTCGCTATCGGCGACGACGTTTATCATGTTTTGTTTGAAAAAGGCCTAAACGTGGGACTCGAAAATGACAGGAAGGTCATCAAATGACGCCAAAAGTAGAAGTCAAATCATTCGACCTAGAGATCAAAGACGCCGACAGCAACGGAATGATTCGTGGCTTCGCGTCCACGTTCGGAAACGTCGATCTGGGGATGGACGTAGTGGACAAGGGCGCTTTCAAGAAGTCCATCAAGGAGTCCAAGGGCTTGTGGCCGATCTTGGCGGATCACGACCCGACGAAACAGATTGGATGGAACCTCCGCGCGGAGGAGGACGAAAAAGGGCTCTACGTCGAAGGAAAGCTAGATTTGAACGTGCAAAGCGCGCGCGAAAAATACTCGCTGGCGAAAACGGCGCAGGAGATGGGCGCGAAAATGGGGCTGTCGATCGGGTACATGGTGGTGAAGGCCGAACCAGACCGCGAAAAACCAATGGTGAGACGCCTGAAGGAACTTAAACTTTTCGAATACTCTCTCGTAACATTTCCAATGAACACTGAAGCCATGATCACGTCGATGAAATCCCAGCCGGACGACGCTCGACAAGCATGGCTCAAAGAACATTTTAGACAATTAAAGCAACAAGGGTTTACTGATTTACAAATCGAGATGGCACTTCATGGTGAAGCCGCCGACGGAAATGATCCGCTCCTAGAGCAATCATTACAGAAATTGATTTCGACGATCAGAGCCTAACTAACAAGGAGAAAATGCAAATGGATACTACAAAGGTATTGACTGATCTTCAGTCAGCATTTTCAGAGTTTAAGTCTGCGAACGAAGCTCGCATTAAGGCTCTGGAAACAAAGGGTTATGCTCCGGCAGACCTTCAAGAAAAAGTGGACAAATTGAACGAAGAAGTTCAAAAGAAGTCCGATGAACTCGCGCAAATCAAAACTGCAATGGCGCGATCTCAGCAACCCGCAGAACAAAAAGGACAGCGAACTGAAACTGAAGTGAAGGCTGCTAAATTGTTCGATGGTTATTTGAGAAAAGGTCTGAATGAAATGGAAATCAAAGCCCTTTCGTCTGACTCTGACGAAGACGGGGGCCTGCTCATCACTCCTCAAACTTCTTCTGAAATCGTGAAGAAGGTTTTCGAAACGTCTCCAATGAGACAACACGCTTCTGTTCAAACTATCAGCTCAAGCTCACTCGAAATCCTCCAGGACCTCGATGAAGCTGGTGCGGGATGGGTTGGCGAAGTTGAAGCGCGTCCTGAAACATCAACTCCTAAATTGAACATGATCGAAATTCCTGTTCATGAGTTGTACGCAGAACCTCAAGCCACTCAACGTCTTTTGGACGATGCTGCTATCAATATGGAAGCATGGTTGGCTGAGAAAGTTGCTGATCGTTTCGCTCGCTTTGAAAATGCGGCTTTTGTTTCTGGCGATGGCGTGAAAAAAGCAAAAGGTTTCTTGAGCTATGCTGCTGGAACTGGATTTTTCCAAGTCGAGCAAGTGAACTCTGGAAGCGCAACGACTATCACTGGCGATTCTTTGATCAATCTCATGTACTCTTTGAAAACTGCGTATAAACCGAACGCGAAGTACTTCATGAGCCGAGATGCAATCAAAGTTGCTCGCTTGTTGAAGGACTTAGACGGACGTTATTTGTGGGCGCCAGGTCTTGACGGTCAAACTGCGGGTTCAATCCTCGGTTATGAAATCGTTGAGTTCCAAGATATGCCTACAGTAGCAGCGGGGAACCTTGTTGCCGCTTTCGGTGACATGAGACAAGCTTATCAAATCGTTGATCGTATCGGTATCCGCGTACTGCGTGACCCGTTCACGGCTAAACCATTCATCAAGTTCTACACAACTAAACGCGTTGGCGGTGGTGTGAAGAATTTCGAAGCTCTTAAGCTTCTGAAAGTGTCGGTGTAATATGTGGAAGAATCAAAAACTTAAACAGTATCATCAATTGGCTTTGGCGCCTCAAACGCTCACTGCTGACGCAAACACTGCGGGAATTGACTGTCAGAGCATAAACAGCTTGGCGTTCATCGTTGCAGTTGGCGCGTTCGCATTCTCTGGCACGAATAAAATCGGCTTGAAATTGCAGCACTCTGACGACAACGTGACGTTTGTTGACGTTACTCAAGTCTACGAAGGCGTTGCTCCACTCGTGAAAGAGTTGGACACGCCTGCAGAGCAATCTCAAACGCACTTGGTAGAATACCGAGGCGGAAAAAGATATGCTCGCTTGCAATTAGACATCAGCGGCACGGTTTCCGTTACCACTTCTGTCGTTGCAATTTCTCACGATCCAGAAAAAATGCCTCCTTTATAACCATCAATTGATTTGAATGGTCGAGGCGGGTTGGAGGGACTTGCGTAAAAGTAAGGAAATTGCCCGCCTCTTTTTTAGGGATTGAAATGAAGAAATGGATTTACATGCTGACCAATATGCCGGTCCAATTTGCTGACGGTCGGGAGGATTTACTCCGCGCAGGACTTGGCTATGAACTCGACGCGCAAGAAGCGCAGCGGTTTATCAATTTTGGTTTGGCCGTGCCCATGGAGGAGCCGAAAAATGGCGCTATTGAAAAAACTCGCAGCAGCTCTCGAACAGCCGGTGACGGTTCAGGAAGCAAAAGACTACCTAAGAGTGGACGGAGCAAGCGAGGACTCAAGAATAGCTCTAATGATCGAGGCCGCAACGCAAAGGCTTGAGGACTATTGTGACCAACGGTTCATCGAGCAAACCTGGGCGCAGTATCTTGATTGCTGGCCTACGCGCGTGCGCGGGGGCATGTGGTGGGATGGTGTTCGCGAAATGCCAATTTCCGAACTATACACCGGCGCCGAAGAAATCGAAATGCTCATCGGACCTGTTCGACAAGTTCTTGAATTTAACACTTACGCTGACGATGGCGTTGCTGAACTTTTTCCTGCTTCTGGTTATATTGTTGATAGTGTTGGCTCTATTGGTCGGGTCGCACTACCTCTTGGGGGCGTATGGCCCACCACAATTCTACGAAAACTCAACGGCATCGAAATAAAATTCACCGCTGGAATGGCTGCGACGGCGGCGGAAGTTCCACCAACGATAAAGCAAGCCGTCTTAGAACTTGTGGCGCACTTGTATGAGCATCGCGGGGACGAAAAGCAAGTCGCTATTCCGTCCGTTGTGTCTCTTATGATGGCCCCTTACAAGCGCACGCGCCTGGGGTTTAATGGATATTAAGATCGCCGAGCTTAGACATCGCATTCAACTCGAACGCTTGGCGCAAACGCCAGACGGTCAGGGCGGTGCTACGCTGGCGTGGAATTTAGTTCAAGAATGTTGGGCAAAAATCACACCCAAGTCCGGGATTGAGCGAGTCTTCGCGCAGAAACTGGAAGACGTTTATGACCACGAAATCGTCATTCGAAACACCTTAGATCATTTGCCTAATAAAGCAGCCGACCGCTTCCGATACGGTAGCAGACTATTTCAGATTCACTCGGTCCAGTACGTGGACGAGCGGAAATGGTGGATTGTTATCAAGGTCAAGGAAGGGGTGGCGTCTTGAAATTCACAGCAAAGGTTACTCGCAAGCTGAAGAAACTCGACAAGCTGAGCTCATTTGGCGGCAATTTAAAGGAACTTGAGCGTCAAACGAACGCGCTGATCGCATTGGAAATTCGCAACGCCGCAATCAAACTGATCAACGAAAACACCGACGGAACCCCCGCCATTCGATACAACCCGCGCCGAAAGGTGGCAGTTTCGAAGCCTGGAGACCCACCGAACACAGACCTTGGTCGATTGGTGCAGTCTATTCGCGTTGAGCGTGGCGAGGGAACAGCGGCCCTGGTTGGCACGAACCTGAAATACGGCGCATGGCTTGAGTTCGGAACTCAGACAATGGCTCCGCGCCCATGGCTGTCGACGGCGTTGAAAATGACCAGCGCGAACCTCGCGAAAATCACGCGAACGGCGTATGATAACTTCATGAAGGAATTTTTTAAATGACGTGGGCTCCTCAGGAACTACAAAAAACGCTTTGGGAAGTGCTGACGGCGGACGCTCCGTTGATGGCTCTAGTCGCTGGCGTATTCGATTCGACGTCAGTTCCGCAGGACCAAGCCTTTCCATACGTCACGATCGGAGAGGCGACGTTCACAGACCGATCAAGTCACACGCACAGGGGATTCGCCGCGGAAGTCACAATTCACGTTTGGGACCAGTCAGAGAATCGCGGACGGAAAAAGGTCCAGCAAATACAGGCCGAAGTTGATCGTCTCTTGCATACGGTTAACATCTGTATTGACGGCTGGAACATCATCAATTTCAGACAGGTTTTCGTTGAAGTCATCGTCGATGCCGACAACGTAACAATGCACGGAATTCAAAGATTTAACCTTATGATAGGGGAGGCTTAAAATGGCTACTTGTAACACGGCACAAAACGAAGTCGGCGGTAAGGACCTATTGCTGAAAAAATGCAAAGAGTTCACTGCGATTTCAACGACCAACGCTTCGGCGGACATCGAAATCACTGGTCACGGCGCAAAGGTCGGCGACATCGTGAAGTTCACCGCAGTTGGCGCGAATACAATCATCAACGTCGATGATTTTTTCATCGTTCACACGGTTGTTGACGTCGACACAATCAGAGTAAAAGCGACATTGACTGGCGCTGCGCTGATTATGAATGCGACTTCGGCGGTTGTTGAAGCTCTCGTTTTCAGAAACTTGGGCGGACTGCGCTCTAAAGAATTCGCTCTCAGCTCTGAAGCCGTAGACATCACAAACGTGTCGTCTGACGAGTGGTCTTCTATGCTCGACGGCGCTGGCGTTCGTTCTGCTTCAATGTCAGGTTCTGGCGTATGGACAAACGAGCCCGTGTTCCAAGAATTTTTCCAAGACTTCTTGAACAACCGACTGACTTGCTTGGCGTTAATCGACGCAAAAGCTGGTCGCGTATACGAGGGTTGCTTCAAGATCACTGAGCTTTCTGTGTCTGGAGACTACGACGCGGAAGGACAATACTCAGTGAGTGCGGAAAGTTCTGGACCTGTAACGGTTTTTAACTTTGCATAAGGGACATGGCGAATCCTTTTAAAAACGAAAAAGTGATCAAGTTGGGCGACGTGGAAATTCTGCTTCGCCCTGATTTCGAGAATTGTGCAAACCTGGAGGCCGCACTCGGTTATGGTTTGCCGATGCTCTCGTTTACTCTAGCGAAGAAACAGCTTCCACCGCTGACCGATCTTGCGAAAGTGATTTTCCATTGCCAGGCCGAAAAGAAATACACAATGGCCCAAATCTGGGACCTATGTATGACTGAAGGAATGGGCATGACAACTCCAATGCTTGAGTTCATTGGACGAATCACCGCGGGAGACAAGACCATGGCGGTGCTGACTGAAAATCAAAAAAAAAGCTAGATGAACGACGTAAAGAACCAGGACCAGAACCCATGCCTTGGGATTTGCTTTTGGGAATGGCGGTCACTAAACTGAACATGCGGCCCGAGGACTTCTGGAAGCTGACATTTGCGGAGTGGTTTGCAATTTACAACTACGCCGCCGGAAAAGATAAGCCGATGTCAGTCAATGATGCGATCGTTTTAGAGGAGGCTTGGATCAGTGGCGACATTAGAAGAACTGGTAATTAAGATCGAGGCGCAAAACGCCGAACTCCTCAAAGGTTTGACGGAAGCTCAAAAGCAAACCGCGTCCACGATGTCTAACATGCAGGACGCCGTCGACAAATTCTCAAAAGACGCATCGAAAAACATGGGTCGATTCGATCAGATCATGAACGTGTTTGCTGGTACAACCCTCGCAAGCGTTGTCGCTAAAGGCGCACAAATCGCACAGCAAGCAATCTCTGCTTTTATTGGAAACTTCAAAACAGGAATTGACGAAGCCGCACAGTTTGAAAAAGAAATGGTTCGGCTCGGAAACTCGCTTGCAATGTCCGGGAATTTTTCGAAGGAAGCCGCGCGCGACCTAGAAGAATACATCGGAAGCATGGAAACTCTGTCTGGAATTGACGATGCCGTCATAGCTGGCAATCTTGCAATGTTGTCTTCGCTCACGCGTTTGGACGCAGAGGGATTGAAAAAAGCTCAGTCCGCAGCAATTGATTTGTCGGCTGCACTTGGAAAAGACCTTGGAACTGTCACGGACGCTCTGGCAAAAGCATCAAACGGAAACACAACCGCACTTCAAAAGATGGGTTTACAGTTTGAAAAAACTGGCGACAATGCGCGAGACTTCGAAACAGCTCTAACAATGATCGAGAGTCGATTCGGTGGAGCTGCTGGCGGAGCGATGAAAACATTTTCCGGCTCTTTGCTGGGAGTTCAAAACGCTTTTGGTAACTTATTTCAACAGCTCGGATCAATCGTCACTCAGAATCCGGTCGTGGTGGCAACGCTAAATGAAATCTCAAAGATATTTGCTGAGCTCACAACGGCAGCGGATAAAGCAGGACCAGGACTGAAAGAGGCGTTCGCGCAAGCATTGATCGGAGTTATCAACTTCGCGGAAGTGACTGTGCAATCCTTTGACGTCGTGATGAGAACAATAAATTTTATAATCGACGGTTTTGTCGCTTTAGGAATTGGAATTATTGATACTTGGAACGCAGCAAAGTCCGTCTTGTCTGGTGAAGGATTGCCGGATGACCCATTCGGAAACTTTAAAGCAAGTTGGGACGAAGCCACGGCAAACTTCGGCGAAGAAACTATGCTCAACACGCTGGCCGAAAACCTGAATCGCGTTGGAAATGTCGCCGAAGAGGCGTTCACAAAAGCTGATTTCGCAGCAAAAGGTTACGGTTCAACAATAGAAAATCAAGTCGCGCAAGTTGAGCAACTGTCACTTGTAGAAAAAATGCGCGCGGAACAAGCGGCAACATTCGGACAACAAATCTTTGATCAGTCGGTTCAGGTCGCAGCCGGCTATCAGCTCCAGCAAGATACATTGCAGACGGCTTACGAGTCGGATTTAATTTCATTCGAATCGTATAAGGAAGCAAAACTGGCTTCTCAGATGGCTATGTTCGAGCAAGAACGTCTGATGCTTGAAGAATCCAAGCTGAATGAAGAACAACTTGCGATGGCAAAAACCCAGCTCGATCAACAGCAAAACGCGCAACGCTTTAAACTCATGCAAGATATGCAGAAAAAAGAAGCCGACATCAACAAGCAACGTCTTGAAGGTTTCAGCGGATTTTTCGGCAACCTCGGAGCGCTTCAACAAACGAAATCAAAAGAGCTTTTCGCAATAGGAAAGGCTGCCAGTTTGGCGCAAGCAACGATTGACGGATATGCTGCGATGACTTCTTCGTACAAACAAGGGGCCGCAATCGGTGGTCCGGCGTTGGGTGCTGCGTTTGCTGCGGCTGCGGGTGCTGCGACGGCGGTTCAAATTTCTAAGATTGCTGCCACAAATTTACGCAGCGGTATTGATTCCGTGCCAGGAGTTGGAACGCAAGATAACTTTCCAGCCATGCTGGCGCCAGGCGAGCGCGTAGTTCCGTCGCAAACGAACCAAGACCTGACAGAATTTTTAAGAAATCAGCAGTCAAGTGACAAATCCGGTCCTGTGTTCAACCTGAACTTTTACGGACCTGTTTGGAGCGATAAGGCTCAAGCTGGGGCTGAGATCGTAGATGCGATCAACGAGGCCATGGACCGAGGATTCAGCCTGAAATTGAGGAACGCATGAGCCGCATAAACACGCTGTCGACTTTTTACTACGGCTTTAATGTGACCAATGCGAACAACGCGATCAATTTTTCTGAAGCCGGCGGTCCTGAAATCACGACGTATTTGACGATCAACGACTACACACTGACGTCATACGCGCTTGAAATCGCGCAGAGAATGACCCTGGCTGGAACGCAAACATATACGGCGACGGTCGACCGCGTGACCAGAAAAATCACAATCAGCGCGCCCGGAGCTTTCGAATTATTGACTGCCACGGGCTCGCAGCAAGCCATTGCAATTTGGAACCTTGCTGGCTTCACAACCATCGCAGATAAGACCGGAGACAGCACATACGAAGGCGAAAACGCCGCTGGATTCGAATACAGGCCTCAGTTGACCTTGTTCGACTACCTGGCGCTTGAAGACAACTTAGTCAAAGAATCATCAAGCGTAAACATTTCCGCGAACGGCGTCGTGCAAACAATTTCATTCGGCGACGGACAGCGTATGGAATGTGGAATTAGGGGCGCAACGAACCTCACTGGACTCAAGATCAAACCTTTTTTCGAAAACGCCAACGGTCGCCAGGCGCTCAGAGACTTTATGAACTATCTCATCACGAAGTCAAAGGTCGAGTTTATGCCTGATGTGGCGGACAGAAATACATTTTATGAGCTATTACTGGATTCGACTTCCGCTGACAGAAACGGAACGAGATACAAGATTGAAAACATGAAGGGCGCGAACGATTTCTACGAAACAGGGCCGCTCGTTTTTAGAAAGGTGATCGAATAATGTCGGTACAAAACGGACAGCTCGCCAACGAAAACACGTTCAATTCCCGGCTGATGTCTCGTACAAATGACACGGACACGGTCGGAAGAATAGACCTTAAAAATGCCCTGGCCGAATCCGGTGGCCAAATCATCAACGTGCAAAGAAATATCAACGCGCTGGCCTCGGCGTTGGGAATTCCTGTCGACCAGGTTTTCGACTACTTGATCACATGGTCGAGCGACATTGTGGGCGCGCCAAACGATACTGTACGTGCGCGCGTGGAAGCATTGGTTCAGTTATTCGATGGCATTTCAGGCCACAGTCACGACGGCACAGACGGACAAGGGCCAGCGATTTCAGCGAACGTACTTGCAAACTTCAATAAATTCTCGGCGGTTTGGCAGGGGTTTTCATTCACTGGCGCGATCGGCTTAAGCTCAGACGTATCCACACAATTTTCCACAAAACAGCCAAACGGAACGACCACGCAAGCGGGAGTCATCACTTCAATTCCATCAAACCGCGTGCAGTTATTCGACGCGAACGGAACGCCGCTCGAAGATAGCTCAGGCCGCAGAGTCTACGGTCGATTGACCGAGTCCGCTGGGGTTTGGACTCTCAGCTATTTCATTTTTGACGGCACTGAACAATCCCACACGTTCGCATCGGCGACAGATTTCACGGGCTATTTTCTCGAAGTCTTCGACCAACAAGATCGCCCAACTATTCCGGCGACGCCTGACTTCGGCTCTTTAAACGTATCTGCCGACGTGCCAGACGCATCCGCAACGATTCGCGGACTTGTGAGCGTGATCGCGCAGACGTTCGCAGGGTTTAAAACATTTCAAGACGGACTCGAAGTTCAAGGTAAATTCCAAGGTGACACCGTCATTGACTCAACAACCAGCACGCCTGCCGCCACATTGCTCGATTTAGATAAACTTATCTATGAGTTTACAAATCCAGCCATCACTTCAATCGTAGGCATTCAGGCATCAATCGACGACGCCGACAAAATTCAAATCATCGTCAATAAAACAGGGTCCACGGTCACGGTCGTTCACGACGCTGGGGCCTTGGGTTTCCTAATCCCTGGCGGAAATGATTTTGACCTGGACGACGGGGCCGCAATGATGGTCCGTCGAGACTCTGCACTGAATCGCTGGCAGGTTATCGCTGGGGGCGGCGGTGGTGGCTCAACAACTGTAGGTCAATATGAAACACCTGCGGGAGTGATCAACGGCTCGAACGTGACGTTTGGACCATTGACTTATTTGCCCGCGACGGCTCAATCCTTGATGGTATTCGTCGACGGAGTTGCTCTTAAACCGACTGAGTTCTCATTGTCGGGCTCGAACGTCGTTCTCACAACGGCGCCAGTGCTTGGTCAATTCTTGAACGTGTTTTACCTCACCGCTGGAACATTGTCTCCGCCACCGGTCGTTTCCGGCGTTTTCAAGATCGAATACAGGACGCTCACGGCGGGAGAAATCACAGCAAAAGCTCTATCTTTGGCACAAAGTCCAGTCGCGCCCACTGAAATAATGGTCGATGTTATAGGAGGCAGTGCTGGATTCTACGGTGACGACTTCATTGCGAGCGGCTCGACGGTATCTTGGAACGGTTTAGGATACGACGGATTGCTTTTAGCTGGAGACAAACTCAGAATCGGCTATGTCTACTAACTTTTTTTCCTGAGGAGGAAAAAGCATGGCTCAGATTAGATCGAAATTCATTCAGAACGACGCGGTGACGGCACCGAAAATTGCTGATAACTCCGTCGACACATTGGCAATTCAGAACGACGCGGTCACGAACGTGAAGGTCGCAACTGGTTTAGACGCTGCTAAAATCGGCGCCGGAACTGTTTCGAACACTGTATTCGCTCACTTAGTTGGCGTTACTGGTCCCTTGCAAACTCAAATCAACGCTCGTATTCAGTCCACAGAAAAGGGCGCTGCGAACGGTGTGGCGACTCTCGACGCTAGCGGAAAAATCCCAACGACTCAACTTGGAAACTCCGTCATGGAATACCAAGGTTCATGGAATGCTTCGACAAATACTCCAACGCTCGCGAACGGAACCGGAAATGCTGGTGACGTTTATCGTGTTTCAGTTGCCGGAACTCGGAACTTGGGCGCTGGAAACATCACATTCGCGGTCGGCGACCTTGTGATTTACAACGGAACAGTTTGGGAGCGTTCGCCTTTGGGTGTTGTTCTCGCGGTTCCCAACAAACAGACTTTCGTTCTCGCGGCTGCCGACATAACGAACGGTTACATCGACCTGGCTCAAATCGCGCGCACGAACAGCATTATTTTTCAAGTTCGCGGCGCTCCGAATTTGCTCGAAGGCGCATCGTATGAATACACGGTGAACTACACAGGTGGATCGGGCGGAAATACTCGCATCACTTGGTTGAATGACTTGGCGACGGTCGGTCCGGCGGCATTGGTTGCTGGCGACGTGATTCAAGTCACTTACGAATACTAAAGGGGATTTTAAATGTCTGCTCGTTTAAATGCGGCTTGGTTGAGACGATTCTGGGTTGATGAAACTCCGGCAGGTCTTGTGAACGGAACGAATACTTTGTACGTGGTTTCACAAACGCCATTGGAAAACGACGCCGTGGACGTGTTTCTCGACGGACTTAAGAAAATTCCTGGTGTTGACTACACTATTTCAGGTTTAAATATCACCTTCACAACTGCCCCCGTGCTGGGGCAGACTGTGAGAGTGAACTACATTAGATTGAGAGGCGAATAATGAGCAAGATTCAAAGACAAGACATCAAAACAGAAGCAGACCTCGCGGGCGCGGGCGCGCCAGCTTCATCGTTGCCTGGGGATGATCAAGTCTATGTCGCTGCAAACTCAATCAATAAAACACTCCGACAAGCAATCATTGACGGTGACATCGGTGGCGGAGCTGGTGGAATAAATTATATTCTGAATGGTTCTGCTCAAGCGAACACGAACGGGTGGGCGACCTATGCCGACGCAGCTCAATCTCGTCCGGTTGATGGAACTGGCGGCACGCCAAACGTTACATGGACGCGCTCGACGACAACTCCTCTGCGTGGCGCTGGTGAATTTAACTTTACAAAAGACGCAGTCAACCGCCAAGGCCAAGGCGTGAGCTATGACTTCACAATTGACCGCGCGGACCAAGCAAAGCCGTTGCAAATTCAATTTGATTGGAAATTAATTTCTGGAACTTTTGTTGGCAGCACGGCTCCGGCAATTGATTCTGACATCATAGTTTATATTCTCGACGTTACAAATAACCGACTGATCGAGCCAGCCGGAAGACTTCTTGAGCCAGCGCTGATTGGTCAATTCTATAGGTATCGCTCGACGTTTCAATCAAGTCCAAACTCAACAAGCTATAGACTTATTTTTCACGTCGCCACGACATCAGCTGCGGCATATGTTTTAGGGTTTGACGACGTTCGAGTTGGTCCTCAAGTTGTGAGCAACGGCGCTGTCATTACTGACTGGCAATCGTTCACACCTACTGGCGGATTCACAGTAAATACAACTTATACAGGACGCTTCAGACGAGTCGGCGATTCTGTGGAACTTCAATATAAGTTGTCTTTTACTGGCGCACCAAACGCATCAAATATTTTGTTGAATCTTCCGAGTGGAATGGCAATCGACACAACGAAACTTCCGACAGCTGCTTTTGTTGACGTTGTTTTTGGTGATGTCACTTTATTCGATTCAAGTGCGAGTGCTTACTATCAAGGAAGCGCTAAATACAACAATTCAACTCAGTTATTGTGTACAGTTCAAGCATCAGCAACTGGTCAATTGACTGCAATGAATCAGACGGCTCCAGTTGCGCTTGCGTCTGGCGATACTGTTTCAATAAACGCAAAAGTTCCGGTTGTAGGTTTTTCTTCAAACGTTCAGCTTTCGTCGGATACTGACACGAGAATAGTTTCTTCAGTCGCTTTTCAAACAGCAGGACAAAATATTGCAAATAACACCGATGTCGCGCTGACTGGACTAAACATAGGCTCAGATACTCACGGAGCTTGGGTAGGAAATGAATATCGTGTACCTGTCACTGGATTTTATAGAATTTCTGTTCGTGGTTTTTTCGGAACACTCGCGGGAGGTTCTACAGCGTCTCATCAACTTAGGTTGTATATAGATGGAGTTTTTAGTGATGCTCTGGCGGTCACTGACGCTATTAGTACGCAAGTACAAGGGTCAGCGACTTATGTTGCAGGTTCTTATGAGCCATTTTTAAGAGCTGGGCAAGTTGTAACGTTAAGAGCGTTTCAAAATGCAGGTAATACTAGAACATTTCAATTAAACAATGCATTCATTACCAGAACTTCAGGTCCATCTCAAATTGCAGCCAGTGAAGTAATTTCTGGATTTGCTACAAACGCAAGTGGACAAGTAATCCCAAATTCTACAGATCAAACTGTAACTGGATGGACAAAGGTTTCCGATACACACAACGCTTTTGATGCAACGACAGGAATTTTAACTATCCCCAGAGCTGGGTTCATTGATTTACAAGCTCTTTTAACATACGGCGGACCAAACGCGACTGGATCAAGAACAATGCATTTTTTCCACAACAACACAACTTTCATTTCTATCAGTACAAACTACGGAAGTTCGATTGGAAGAACGGGGATGCAATCAAGAGTTGTTGGATTTCCTGTGAACGCTGGAGACACAATAAGAGTTAGAACTTTTCAAGACACTGGTGCTGGATTAGGTTTGTTCAACTCTGCAAGCTACAATAATTTTGGATGGAGAATTTACTAATGATCGAAGTCAGAATTTCAAAAAATGGAACTGTCACTCACAAGGCAATTTTTCCAACACAAGCAGCTTGCGAAGAATGGTACGATGTCATTAAGACGACAATGGCTTTTGGAAAACCAGCTGGTTCATATTTGCTTTCAAGTCTTACTGCGGAAGAATTAGCTAGTGAAATAAGCCGCATTACGGAGCAATATGGCGTTCAGTTGATGGAGCCAATTGTTACGATTCCAAATCAATATCAAGTGGAATACGTCGATGTTACCGCTCAAGAACTCATGCAAAAAAAGCTCAACGAGCGCCGACTCAAGAGAGCTTTTGGTGAACAAATGATTGATGAGATTTCATTGATCAACGAGTCGAAAGGTCTTCTTAGTTCACAGGTTGACGCATTTATGTCGACGCCACTCATTGCAGGCCTGAGAGAAAATCTTTGGTCTGGAAATATCACAACGTTTATTGATGTTTTAACCGCGTCAGATGTTTCCGCGTTTTTCACGGCTCAAGAAAAGGCCGCTGTGATCGCAAAATGTCAGGCGTTTTTACAATCATTGGAGGACTAAATGCATCCGTTGCTCGAAAAAATCCCTGATATCATTCAATTGATCGCGTTGCTTGGAATGGCGTTGAGCGTTCTGGCGACTATTCTGGTTCGAATCACGCCGTCAAAAGCGGATGACGAAAAGGTTGATGCCATCGTTCAGAAGTTTCAAAAGGTTTTGCACTGGCTTCCGACTATCGGGGTCAATCCGAACACGAAGAAACTTCAAGAGGCATACGAAGAATTGAAAAAGCAAAGTGAATCTAAATAGCTTTATCAATTTAGTGCTGGAAATTTACGAGGCCTTCAAGGCGTGGAGGCTTTTTAAACGCAAGGAGGATTTGAAGGATGCTGCGAAAACGTCGCTTGAAACTAAAGACCAGCGTCCTTTGGAGTCTGAAATTGGCGTGCCTGACAATGGCGTTCCTAATTACGACGGCGTGCGGGTCGTTCCGCGCAAAAAAAGACCGTGAAATTTGGCTCATAGATAACGAGCAGCTCGTTCTTTATCGCGTCCTGGACGAATACACCGAGGCGCAAATAGACCTGAGCCACAAAACCGCTACGCAATTTATGTGCATTTCGCGCACGGAGTTTGATAAAGTCATTGAGGACCTTGTGAGGGAAAATGATTGATCTAACACCCAACGCGCGCGCGGCAGCTCAGAAAATCTCAACGACTCCCACCATTGTTTTCAAAATCAACGGCTACGATAAGATTTTTACTTCTGCCGGGATAAATGAATACATTCGAATTGGGGATGAGGGCCTAGAAATCGGCGACGACTGGGTGATTGGCGGCGTTCGCCTCATCAAGAATCAATCCACATACATGAGCTTCGGTTCTGGCGGTGGGTCGACAACGAGAATCAGCCAAAAACTCCAGCCAGATCGCGCGCAAGGAACGTCGATTTCAAACATGACTATCAGTCTGATAGATAAGAACGAAGAAATTTCTCGTCTCATCAGCCCTGGATTTGAGCTTGAGGAAATCATCGGACGCGATTGCGTTGTGTCCGTGGGGTTTCTTGAAACATCATATCCAGAAGACTATGACGTCATTTTTCGTGGCATTATTTCCGACGTCGATGCGGGCGCGGGATACGTCAATCTATTGCTGTCGAGCGCGGACGAAAAGCGAAGACGGCCATTGTTTGACAACGACACGACGGACCTGAACGGCGCGATCACGAACGGGCCATTGACTTCACTCTCGTTGCTAGATGCCAGCACGTTTCCGCAAGTAGTGAACGGTCCAGACGGACAACCCGACCCAGCGATTGAATTCCTGGCGCAAATTGATGACGAAATTTTCAAGTACGAAACTGTTAGCGGCAACGACCTGCAAAACGTCACGCGCGCGTATTTAAACACTGTCGCGGACTCACACGACGATCAAGCCGAGGTTTCTAAAGGCGTTAGACTTCAAGGCAACGGAATCGACCTGGCGTTAAAACTAATGCTGTCGGGATGGAATGACTATTTTGTCAATGCGGTTCCGGCCACATACTTCAACAATATCGGAGTCGGGCAGCCTCAACAGAACGCAATTTTCTTCGAAGGCATCGACGTCATTGAAGAATATGGCATCACTCCTGGTGATTGGATAACAAGTGCGTCCGCAATTTTTCCAGAAAACGTATTCACAATGCGCCAAATTGTGGAGGTCGATAAAACCAATGACGGATCATTCGTGATCGTGGACGGCGCGCAGCTTGTCGATGAGTTCAATTCACAGGCATTGATTTCGTTTCGCTCAAAATATGACTCGCTCGGAATCGGATTGAAAATGACTCCGGCTGAAGTCGACGTCGCAAGACATGAATTCATCCGTGATACTTTCCTGTCGACATTCACTTTCGATTTCACAGAGTTCAATATCGAGGTGACAAAAGACTTTATTGAGCGAGAATTGTTTTTGCCGATGGCGGTTTTCAGCGTTCCGAGATCAGGTCGAACTTCGGCGACATACACCATTGGGCCGATTGCTTCAAACTTTATTCAAACACTCGACGTCAGCAATGTGCAAAACGCGAAGGACTTAAAAGTTCGACGCTCCATTGTTTCTAATTTCTTCAACAAAATCGAGTTTAAATACGACCACGAATATCTCGAAGATAAATATCGACGCGTGAGAAGTTTCGTGAGCGAAGAATCACAGCTGCGAATTCCAACTGGTGACAAGAAAATGTCCATCGCTTCGCGCGGGATGAGAACCGACCTGGCGGCAACGCTTCTGTCAAACTTATCGAGTGAGCGATTGCTTGCCAGATATAGATTCGGCGCGGAGTTCATTCAAGGCGTGAAGCTCATTTACGGAATTGGATATCCCATTGAAATCAGCGACATTGTGCTTGTTGACTACGCTTCTTTGAAACTGACTGACGCGTCCACAGGAAACCGCCAAGGCATCAAGAAGTACATGGAAGTCATCAATAAAACAATCGACAACAAGACCGGAGAAACGTCTTTCGATTTATTGAATACTGCTTTTGAATTCAATGACCGCTACGGAGTGATTTCTCCAAGCTCAAAAATTGACGCTGACTCTGGCGTGGACCGCTTGCGACTGAAGAAATCATGGGGAACAAAATCATTTCAAAACGAAGTAAAAAAGTGGGAAGACTACGTCGGATTTCCGATCATTGTTCACTCTCCAGATTGGTCATTCGTTGAGGAGTCTGAAATCGTGGCGCTGGGAACATTCCCTGATTCAATGCTCATCGACCCGCCGTTGTCGGTGGCGCCGTCCGAGGATTGGATTGTGGACGTTCCGTTGTATCCTACGGACACGAATCCGAACACGAACGCCAGCTTAAAAGCGCAGCACGCGTTCTTTTCGCCGAATGTTCCGGTGCTATTCGCGACGTCGCAAATCAGGTTTGAGGTTGCAGCTGCGGATTTTCCGAAGTTTCGCGTCGGCGCGGTCGTGCGTTTGAACAATTTTGACTATACTGATTATAGTCCAGAGGCGGAAGTCATAGCCGTTTTTCCTGGCACAAATGAAATTGAGATTGACACACCGACCGGATTCACGATCAATAATACTCATGAGGTCAAATTGATCGGTTTCGCTGACGGCGGGTATTCTTACCGATACATATAAGGGGCAAGCGTGGCGCAAATCACAGAAGAAAGAATCCTAATCCAGCAAGAAGAAACTAAGTTTCGCGCGGCTGTTTCAGAGTCAACCTTGAGCCGAGTCGGAGCGACCACAAACTTCATCAACCTCAGGCAATTCGACACAATTGATTTCAAGGTCAACGGCAGATACAACCGAGGACCAATTCCAAATTTGCAATTCGATGGCATTGTTTCATTTCCGTTTCCATTCGAAGTCGTCTACGCGATGATTTACACAGGTCCAACGGTCGCAACTGGCGGAATTACGGAGCTGGATTTGAAGTGGAAGCCTTATGCTTCGGGCGCGTATGCTTCAATTTTTTCGACGACTCCGAAGTTTGATCAAAACGCTGCGGCCTCTGATGCGATTTACAACGGGTCTACAAAGACGGGGTTCGTTGCTCCAGTGTTGTCAAAGACTCAATTCGACGCTTGGGATTTAATTAGATTCGACATTCTTTCTTCAGTCGCTGGTCCTCAAGAAGGCTGCGGTCTGAAATTATTTTGGAGGCCTAGATAATGGGAACTTTTACAGCCGCAATTCAAGTCACACCACAACAAATTACTGTTCCCGTATCTGCGCCAGGAGTTCAGGTCGTTTTTCAACCAACTGAAGGCGACAACCACGTAAAAGTTCAGGGTATTTCTGTAGACGGTGGATCAGGCATCAACAACAACGGGCAATACTTGATTGAAATTCAAGACCCAGTGAGCGGCGCTTGGAAAGTTGCTCATGTTTACGGAAACACTGCTGGAGCTGGTGGCGCGAACTCTTTTGTTAACATCGAGCCAAATCATACTGGCGGACAAGTGAATGGAAATTCAGTTCCGTATTCTGGTTATGAAATCAGCTACAACATGGCAACATCGCAAGACTCCGCGGACAATCGCGGATTGCCATACATTCGAATGAGCCCTGGGATGCGCCTTACTTTTCAAGTCTCGGGAATCACAGGAACATGCCGCCACGTTTTGTCGGTGATCAAGTACATATGAACAAAATTCATCCCAAACTCAAATTGCTTGTTGCAGAATCTCGTCGCTGGGTTGGCGTCACTGAGCGCGGCGGAGACAACAAGGGCCAGCTCATCGAAATGTGGCAAAAGGCCGTGGACAATAAAGCCGTCGGTGAGGCTTGGTGCATGGGTTTCGTTCAAGCGAACATCGCATGGGTTGATCGCGTCGCGGCTGAATTAGGATATGAAATCGGACCGTCGCAGTTGTTCAAAAGCGAACACTGTTTGACGGTATGGAATAAAACTCCAGTGACTTGTCGATCGTTCACGCCAGTGCCGGGATACGTGGCAATTTGGCAGCACGGAGACACAACAGCGGGTCACGCGGGCATCGTCTCGGGCTTGAACCTGAGAACGCGTCAGTTCACTTGTATTGAAGGGAATACGGGTCCAGGGGACGGTGTTATCAGGGAAGGTGACGGGGTTTACGAGAAGACTCGCTCTATGGACGGGGCGGGCAAAATGAAACTACTCGGATTCCTTGTCCCTTGGGCCGACAATTCTTAGAACTTCAGAACGAAAATCAGAAGTTTTTTCAATACATTGAGTGATGACTTCGAATGGCAAGCTGTTCGTGAACAATTCAAAGTCGAAAACTTGTTTGTCGTCGTCAATTGCCACTATCATCTGACTTGCTCACCATCGTCAGTGTTAGGTTGTTGATCTTAAATTCGTGGGTTTTTACGGAGTTGTTCAGCGTGCCCACCATCTTAATGATCAAGCTTATTCGCTTTTCAGAATTGGTGATGCGTTCGAGGAACTGCCGCTCGAACTCGGTGAGCTTATCAACTAAACTTGTTTTGATCTTATCATCAATGCCCGGAGTTTGAGCAATTTTATTCACGTCCACGCGCACGCGCTCGACTTCAAGTTTCATTGTATCTATGTCGTTTTTCGCCTCAGCCCTGAATTTGTCGACCTCGTCCTTGAGCTGAGCTGGACTTGAGTCCTTTACTTTCAGCAAAAGATTCGCAATTCGGTCTTCCCAGGCGCTGAATTTCGACAGAACGATGTCAAGAACGTCGCGGTACTTGCCTTCCATGCTTGTTAAACGCGCTTCCAGGTCCTTGGCGCGATTTTCTTGGACCATGGCTATCTGATCAAACTTCGACTCCAGTGCGTTCACCCACGACCGCGCCATGAAGCCTAAAAGGGCCAGGCCCATCACTCCCAGGGATTTATCGACTATGAATTGCATTGAGTCTTGGTCCATTGCGACCTCAGCCTATCACGGCAGGGCTTCAGGTCCTAGTTGATCATTCCAAAGGCGACCGTTCTCGACTCGCCACCCAGCTACGCCCATATAGGCCGCAACCGTCGGATAACGCCTTGCGAACGTGACAATTCCGATCTGATGTTGTTGGGTGTGGTGCAATCGACAGAGCGGCATGAGATTGAATTCGCGGTCAGGGCCGCCCGCTCCGCGTGTTCTAATGTGCGCGACGTCCACTTCGCGGGACGAGCAAACCAGGCACCTTTGCGTTCGAATCTTGGCATAGATTGACTCTTTGGTTGACTCGCTCATAAGATCGATTGAAACACAAGTTGACTGGATGCGCAAATGAGAAATTCTGGACCCGAAAAAACTATCACCGAGCCCGAAGTTCTCGCGTGGGCGAATCGCGCCGGAATGGACTTGAGCGTGGTCGACACGTCGGCAGTTTGGAACCCAATGGCCGGTCGATACTTGCGCCGCCAGGCTTCGGAGTCGCTCCCTGACTTGATTGGAAACTATGGCCCTACTTCGGTATGGATTGAGCTCAAGGCCCCTGGCAAGCGCTCAGTGATCAACGCCAAGGGCTCGCGCCACCAACGGGAGTTTTTGATTAGGAAAATCAAGCAGGGGTGTTTTGCGTGCGTTACGGACGGGGAACAGCACTTGCGCGCGCTCTTTACCCGATGGGTGAACGCGCCTGATATTCAAGAAAAGGTTTTTATTCTTTTGAACGACCTTCCGCAGTCGCGTGAGTTTTTTCTTCAAAATAAATCTTGAACGCCGCGAGAACCAGATCATTGACGCTTTTTCCGTCCTTTTTCAGCAACTCTTTCACGCGTCTGTGAAGCGACTCTGGAACGCGCGCCGAAATGTGAATCGGGTTTTCGTCCGGCTTTAGTGCGTCGGTCAGTTTTTTGGGTTTCATAAATTTCCTTTCATGGCTTTTTCTTTGATCGTTTTTATTTCCGTGGCTGTCAACGCAAAATCGGAAATGACTTTACCTTCTTCCGTTATCAGTTCCACCAGCGGGTCAACTTCAATCTTGTGAAGCTCCGAGGTTTCGAAAGACGCGAATCCTTCTTGATACGGAACCGCAGTGCGCTCCGAACGATAAACATAAACCACTTCTCCAGTCACCTCGCCCAAATAGTCTCCGTCCCGAATCAATTCCATGATGTAGATTTTACTTTCTTTCATTTTTATTCCTTTCCCTGTTTATAGCTTTTATTAAACGAGATTTAACTTGACTGATTTCTTTCAAAATTTTCCTCTCTTTCTTTGTTTAGATGAAATACTTATCTCGACCTCTCCATTAATATTAACCTTAATGTTTCCATTCTTATCTTTTTGGATGTTAATAATCTCCTGCTCTGGAGTTTTACTAAGACCTGCCAGAATCTGACTTATC